GTCGGCAAATTCTTGACCATTTAATATAGAATGGTATTTTAATTTGCGTAAAGTAAGGCGGCTAGGCCATTTTGAACCCTAAGAATATTGTAGTTTACAGCATATATAGGGTCTAGGATGTTCATAGACTCACTCATGAGTTTAACTGTATTTAGACGACTGAAATTTAGGGTTCCTGTGGGCTGAAGGGAACTTGTGGAAATACAGAAGGGGTACAAGAAGAAATCTGGTGATGCTACAAAGTTAGTGTGATAATAATGACTTACATCAATGAAATGAGGTTTACCCCAACGATAATTGGCTAAATCTACACCATTAACATTCAACTTGATTTTGTTTGTGGGTGATGTGAGAGCGCTATTAGTTGTAGTGTTAGAAGATGCCAAGTATTTCACGGGGTGATTGAACGTAAGTTCTTGTATTTTATTTCCAGATGGAATACTTTTTTGTACTTGGGTGATGAGGATGTCATGAGTACGAGAAGCAATATTTCCACGCTCTTCAGTATCAAGATAGTAATAATTGGCGTAACATTCTACATTGTAGTTTGCAGCTTGAGATGCCCAGTTAATCCTAATCTCCACATTATGGTAGTTTAATGCAACGATCGGGATAGCTAGACTAGGACTTTCACAATGAAAGAACCTAAGCGGATAGAAGAACGACCGAGCAGATATACCTGGGTGGGTACCTTGAGCACTCTTCGATACATTTGTGGCAAAGGTATCAACGGCAATATTCTCTGTGAATACGGCATCTTGTTTATCGACAACGGAACCCCCAATTAAGAGCTCAACACTTTCGATAATATTATCCCACCTTTGGGAATCGAGGGCGGTTGTATTATCATCTATAGTGAAATATACATGACCTAAAAGATCACCAGAACGTTCAAATTGAACACTGGATAACGAGTTGTTTCTCACCGCTCCGTGGATTGTTTGCTTTTCGACGGATTGTGAGAAATTAGCATGCCTTTTGAAAGTTGAATTGAAAAACGACACTTGGGGATCACCTACGATCCATTCATCCTGAGCGCCGGCTGCCATCAATTGAACAATACCTGGGGACATGGTATACTATAGTAAAAGGAGAAAATTACAGGTTGGCTTTTCTACACACGAAACGAATTATTAAAAAATTATCCTTAGCAGGACTTGATGGCACAATTGGGATACCATCTTGATTACGAATGTTAACAGTGAAACGGTCAATGCTGCGAATTGGGTTCACATATTGAGTCACTAATGAATAGTTATCTTTGTAAAGAAATGTCGCAGTACCTTCACCAACAATACTAGCGAAAGAATTACGAACAACACTTCTAGATGCTTGACCATTTGGTTCATTAGAAGCACGCTCAGTGAAAATACTGTCAAGCTCCTCGATAGAAACGTAACAATGTTTAGTCGCCGTGGTGGTGTTAATTCTAGCAGCTAACAATTTAGCCTGTACAACATTTTTCAGGGGTTGTTGAAGATGACAAGTGAATGTATTGGCAGTAGTCTGTCCAATTGAATCAATAGTCACGGTGTGATATTCGTGTTGAAGGTCTGGAATCAACTGAGTAGGAGTTGTAATCAGCGCCATATATTATTAGCTTAGATTAAAGATCCACCAATTCCATCTGTGATTTCATAACCACCAGCTTGCGCGGAGACCAACTTCTGGGCACCACAAACACCCCCTGGAGTTAAACCCTTGGCGTAAGGACCACCTTTCTTACCAGAACCAGCGGTACACTCGAGTTCGACTGGGAGATCGAAGATGGAACCATCATTGGAAGTTTTGGTGGTGATGGGTGTGTACTTACTGCTTGTACTGGACTTAAGAGCCCCGAGAGCAGAGATGACCAAGAGAAGAATAACAATCATGGTGAGAGCATTGCGGCTGACACGATTGAGAGAGGAGAACATTTATAATGAACCAATATTTTTTTAAACTGCGTTAAAGGTAATTTTTTTAGTTTCTACATAGAGAGTAGATGGACGAAGAGATCGTAATCGATCGAGGAAATACCAGTGTTATGAAATTGGATGCAGATGAGCAGGCCATAATGGATGAGATTGAGATTTCCGCCCCCCGCCCTCAGCGTGTACCTAGACCAACTAGACCCACTTATAATCCACCCCCCATGGCACACCAACAGGAAAGTATGGATGCCTTTGTGAACCCCAACAAACAGACTAACCAGAATGCTTCGGCTCCAGATGAAGAAATTGACTATGGTGATGGTGATGAAGATGCCAATTTTTTTGATGATGCTGATGATTATGGAAATCAGGGGGGAGGACAGGAGGATGAAAAACCTACGAAAGGGTACGGTTCAATTGACGAGGAGAAGGCTGATCTTATCAACAAGTTGGGACGCCTGGAGAAGAAGGGTTTCACTGTAAACAAGAGACTCAACGCCTACTCAAATGTTGATGAACTTAGATCTGAGGTGAAGCGTATCACCTACAGTATAGATGTTGAACAGTCTATTCGTTTCTCGCGACGAATGTTGGTGGCCTGTGTAACAGGTTTAGAGTTTCTCAACAAGAGATACAACCCTTTCGAGATTCAGCTAGAGGGGTGGTCTGAAAGTATCATGGAGAATGTTGACGACTATGATGGTGTCTTTGAAGAATTGTATGTTAAGTACAGGTCCAAGATTTCGGTTGCTCCAGAGATCAAGTTGATTATGATGCTCGGTGGATCCGCTATGATGTTCCATCTTACCAATTCTATGTTCAAATCGGTGATGCCCAACATGAATGATGTCATCAAACAGAACCCTGATCTAGTGAAGAATATGATGAGCGCTGTTCAGAATACCACTCGCCAAACTGACGGTCCCGCAACAGAGGCTCCTGTTGGTGGAACTGGTGACTACCAGATGCAGGGACCTGGTATAGACATCTCCAGTCTAATGGGTGGTATCATGATGCCCCCAGCACCTCCTATGAACACCACGGCCATTTCAGCGACTGATAAGCAGGTGGAAGATGATGATGATATTTCTGACATCATCTCCATCTCGGGTGACTCCACTGGTGGTGAGGTCAAGGAAGTCAATGTGACGGCAACCAAGACGAGGCGTACCAGGGGAAGGAAGGCAAAAAAGGAAATTAATCTCTAAACATATATAAATGATAGCTTACTATCCTTTGGAGGAATTGGATCCTCCAAAGCCACAACAGAAGTCTGTTGGTAAGCCTGAAAAGACTCAGGTTGGCTTAGAAGAAAGTGAATTGAATTACATCGTGATAGCTTTCATTGCCGGAGTTATCGCCTTAGCTATATCCGACGCCATCAGGGCGTAATTGTTTCGTTTACCGCGGGGTTCTCCCTCGTAGTAAATTTAATACGTGAAAGACACAATTGATGAACCAGCACCAAAGGTGTCAACTTGTGAATCTTGTGCTACTTCTGTACCGAAGAATTGACTATTTTTGATATTCTTCAAGAATCCTCCAGTATGTGTACCGGATAATGAAGCGGACACAATTTCTACATGAATATCATATTTGTATATTCTACCCGATCCAACATCATGGGGTGTCAAAATTATACCTCTCTTACCCGCAGTAATGTTTGGATTCCATGGGAAATCCGTATCACCACCAAATAGATTCTTTGTACCCACGGTTATATTGTCGTCTAGATTATTATTTGTTGTTCCGTCATGGGAACCACCTTGGATCTCCAATACCATCGTACTCATGTCACGAACAGCTGATCCATCAGTCTTTCTCAGCATCGCAACGATTTTGGCGTAAAAGGCGGGCATCTTTTCAGGGGTACCACCATCACCAAAATACAAACGAACTTTTTTACCAGCCACTGCATCTAGGGTAAAACTTTTAGAGTATCGCTTACAACCAACTTCATTTGAACCCGAGATAAATCCACCACCAACGTGTAATGCTGTGGTTGCATCTGAACCACCTAAATCTATAGCTACCTGATTACCCAAATCAATCTTACCATCAATCTGAAGATCACCAGTAATTTCAGTGTCACTCTTTACTACTAAACTTCTCACTGGATCAATAAACACATTACCTGTGTGATCTCCATAGATATTAGAAACACCACCAGTTGTCTTAAATTCTAAGATGGCATTGCTCGTTGCGTGCTCTAAGCGCGTTGTACCATTATAAACGGTAAATTTTGTACTCGGGTTTACTGTTCCTATTCCAACATTACTCGAATCAATTATATGAATACCGTCGACTTCAACGCTATTTTTGACCGCACCTAAGACAGTCCCGTGTACCGAGTGTTGTGTGTTACTGAAACCTCTCACATATCCACCGTAGTTGTCATTTGTGTTGAGACTAATACCAGTCTTTTTATTTGTACCAGGACTTTCAAGTTTAAGAACATCCACATCAGTAGTCAAAGCTGAGTACACGTGGACATTCGTAGAGGGTGTATCGGTGTTAAGACCAAATAGACCTTCTTCAGTAAAACGTGCATATTCGATACCATTTTGTCTGAATGTAAGAGCGGAAGAAATGTTATCTATGATACCTTTATTTCCACCTGTAGTGACGGAGAATAAATCCATTTGCCCGGTTATAACTTTAGAACCCGTTGCAAACTGGAAACCACCATCTACGAATAGACGCGAGTTACCACCGGGGTCTACGGATGTACCTACGAGTACACGGTCTTTGTTAATTGTTAATAAAGCATTCTGAGTGATGGCTTCACTTCCTAATAACGTTTCTCTTTCCGCTGAAGTTTGGCCGGTATCATCATATGTTTGGAATATATGAACTGGTGCAACAGACCTAATTCTATCTGGACCAGTTACAGATGCGAGTGCGCCTTCATTACCTTTATATATAAGTAACTCCGTTTTACCGTCTGTATTGTAAAACCTCTCGCGTATAAATGTATTACCAAATTCATCTGTTTCTAGACCACCAAACGTGAGTTGGTTACCGATGACGACATTACCGTTGACCTCGAGTTTACCCCGGGGTACATCTGTGCCTATACCAATATTTCGGTCACTGTCACTTATATATATCGCCACAGCAGATGAATCGACGACTTGTTCATAATTTTGTGTAATTCTGAAATCATTGTTGTTCTCGACACCTAGTGACCAACCCGAACGGTTAGCACCATCACTTAATATATAACTAGTGAATGCGTTTCCTTCGAGTGAATCAGCCTGTGCGGCCATGATAGCATCTCCATTGTCATGATTGTGTACGAGTAATCCGTTTGTTTCTGGATTAGCTATACCCGTGCATTTAACCTCTAAATACGCGGTGGGTTGTGTGTGGCCGATACCGACACGACCATCCGCGCGCAATGTTAACACTTCCGTTTCACTGGTGTATCTGTCGTCGGATAGGAATACGTCGAGCTTAGATCTAGACTTACCGACTTCTAAATCATATTTTCCCATTTTAAATGTAGCACGTACACCATCTCGAACGGATGTGCCTTCGCGAGTCAAATGCATAACATTCGCCAAGTCAAGTGTACTGTTACTTATCGATGATGTATTTGACACGACTAGTGGTGTTCCTTTAGTGTTAAAATTATTGTTATATTGGATTGGTCCATTAACGAGGACTGTTCCACCGGATGTGTGCAGAAGACCTTTGGGTGTTACGGTGCCGATACCAACATTTGAACTTTCAAGGATGGTCATTTTGGGGTTACCCATCGTATCGGTGGTACTCGCATAAAAGT